ATAGGGTAATGAAACATAATTACTCTAGTTTCATTTATATGAATAGTATGATAGTCATAAAGAGTAACAAACTGATTACGAAAGTCTTGATTCTTTACAAGCTTAGCGTCGTGATTACCAACTATAAGAGTCTTTGTGCCATTAAGTCTTCGCAGATGACTTATAGCTTTTTCTGGGTTACAGAATGCAAAGTCACCGAGAATGTAGGTATGGTCTTGAGGTCGAACTGTAGAGTTCCAACGACTAATGATTTCTTCATCCATTCTCACAACATCATCTTTACCGAAGGCTCGAGATACGGGACAAAAGGACATAATGTTTTTATGCCCAAAATGAATATCGCTTGTAATATAGTTCATTGGTCTAATGTGGCTTTAACCGCTTGTTTATAGATTTCTTCTTCAATGACCCAGCCGCGCTTAGTGTACTTATCTATTCGTCTAAATTTTACTTTTCCTAAAGGATTGACAAACAATTCCCTATTTGCAATAGAGTGGTATTGATCTCTAGAGATATAAAGTTTCTGAGTCTTGATGTCAAACCAAGGCATGCAGTGTATGAAGTCAAACTTAAGTCTACACTGATCTGCAGTACCAAGATAGACAAACTGCAAATCACCTTTTAGCGTTACAGCATTGTCAGTGATCATAGGAGTCTTAGCTGGAGCAACGGCGCTAACTTTAGCTAAATCATAATGCACCATTTCCTTGATGTCGGCCTTCATCGATTTAAGGATGTATACCTTAAGAGTATCTAAGGACACTTGATCTTTAGCGTATAGATCAATATCGTTGATCTTTTCACTATGAAAGCAACTTGCTATAGCTCCACCAGTAATGATGCAGTTCTCACGAACTTGAGCTTGAAATAGACTATCTGATATTGCAATCATTTTGACTGAGAACTGCGCAGCCAATTCTGACTTAAGTCTCATGATCTTTGTTTTTTCGGCTGTAGTAAATGTCATAATTGATTATAACATATTAACGAATTATTGTACACTAATGTACAATAACGTTTATCCTTTTACATGGTCGTGTTGGCTGCCATCGGACCATTTTTCTATAGTAAATTGTTCTCGTGCTACAACTGAACTATCAAAATGCATATCAGAATCATCTTCAACTACAACATCTTTTTCAGTATGTATCTTATATGATACATTAGGCTTTGTTTGTATCACATGTGATACAGATTGATTGACCGCAACAAACATTAATACAGCAAGAGGATCAAAGACAAACACCAGCATTAGAATGATAACTCTAACAGCTTTTTCTAATGTGGTGCTATCTTGATTTTCACCGTAAATTAAGGCCGCGATGTATTTGATGGGGCCGACTTCGGCTTCGACTTTACGAAGTTCTGACGCTTTGGGGGCGCGCTCTTCGTTAAGTTTGGTAATTTCTTTTTGGCTGGCGGCAATCTCTTCAATGAGACGGGTTCTTTCTTTGGTTTGACCTCTTCTAACAGAACTGGAGCTAAGGGCTCCGGCGGTGTCAGTACTCCGACTGAGGGCTGCGTCAACCTGTGAATCCAATTGAGTAAGCGTTTTACGAGCTGCATTTATATTCTCCTTTTGAATAATAATTTTTTCATTAATTAATTCTACTTCTGCGCCTGCATTACCCGATGACATACTTTGTTCTAAATGAGCTTTAGATAGGTAACCAAATATTCCCATGCTAGTGATAAGCATAAGTGTAATAATAGCAATAATAAAGTATGCCTTTAGTAACCTCGGCGTTTCTTTCCAGTTCCTATAAAGCCATGATGTTACGACTAATTTAGAAACTTCTAGAACTCCTCCCATAATCGCAATAGACGTTGCTGCGCCTGAGAATATTGCGGTTAATCCCATAATTGAATAATAAGCGGCGACACTTGATAAAGCTATAGCCGATAAGAGCAACATATACGTCATATTTTTCCTATGATATGAGAGCCGTGGACTCTCACTGATATTTGTCCATTATAGTACTCATCGGATTCGAGTACTCGCCGAGAAAATTGCTCTCTAGCTTCAATGTATGAACATTCCGCTTTAGACTTACAATAGAATAAGATTTCTCTAGTGAAGTTTTCTTCACCGTGCAATTCTATATCTTTGCTTAGTTCTATGCTAGAACCATAGTAGGTCATCCAATCAGAATCAATTTTTGACTTGATTTTCTTTTTCTTTTTGGTGCCGTTTTTTAAGACCACGGTTTTGTATGCAGTCTTAGAAAACTTTGCTAATTTTTTGCCAATGTAGAGTCTGCCCGTAGTATTACATGATATAAGATAGACAAATCCCACACAGTCTTCAGGTAAACTCTTCACCGGCGTTTTTTGAAAATACCACATTAACATTAGGATTAGTTGTAATGGTATATTTATCTGTGCCCGCTAGACCACAAGTTACTGTGTAAGGAAGTTCCCATCCACGCACACCGGGCGGATAGTAGAGCGGAGGATATGTAGTTACACCTGGCTTGCTAGGTACGTAAGCAGGAAGCGGATTTTGTTTATCCGCCATATCATGAACGCCAGTCTTAACTTCTTCGAATGTTCCATCGTTGTAGTAAATAATAATTTTATCAATCTTCTTCGTCGTCATATTTTTCATCCTCAGTTATATCAGCTGCACAAACCGGGCAGCAAGCTATTGAAGACTTTTCGTGTTCTTCACTTTTTAATGTAATTTTACCAAAAGCACCACATTCCGAGCACTCGAATAATCTGCTAGCTGTCATTATGCTGCCTTTCCCCATACATCGTTCCAGGTACCACCAAGTGCGCCTTTAGCGTAATCGGTGACTCTATTTTCAAAGAAGTTTCCATGAATAGGTGCGTTGATCATTTCTTCAACCCACGGCAATGGATTCTTCTTAACCTTAAAGATACCTTTTAGTCCAAGACTAATTAGGCGACGATCAGTGATGTAGCGAATGTAGGTCTTAACATCAACAGCGGTTAAATTCTGCATACCACCAAGAGCAAATGCTAGATCAATAAACTTATCTTCAAGTTCCACCATGCGTTCAGCGATGGTGTAAAGTTCTCCCTTAAGTTGGTCATTCCAAATCTCAGAGTTCTCCTTTATATATTCGCGGAATAATTTTATCATTCCTTCGGTGTGCATTGTTTCATCAACGATAGACCATGTAACGATTTGTCCCATACCTTTCATCTTACCATGACGAGGAAAGTTCAACAACATAATGAACGAGGAGAATAGTTGCATACCTTCAGTAAACGCCGAGAACACTGCGATGTGTTTAGCTGTATTTTCTCTAGTACTATTTTGAGCTGATAGATCCAACACATAATCGTGTTTCTCTTTCATTTCAGCATACTCTAAGAATTCATTGTATGTAGTATCAGGCAGACCCAACGTTTCAATCAAATGAGAGTACGCAGCAATGTGTAGTGCTTCACGAGCTGCAAAACCAAGCAACATCATTCGTACTTCTGGTTGAGGAAAGTACGGAAGATAATTTTTAACATATCCACCAGCAACGTCAATATCACCTTGTGTAAAGAATCTAAAGATGTGAGTTAAGAATTGTTTTTCTGGAATAGTTAGTTTCTTTTTCCAGTCTTTTACGTCTTCTGCCATTGGTACTTCGGTATGAAGCCAATGTGATTGCTCATGTTTAAGCCAGGCGTCGTATGCCCAAGGATAATTAAATGGTTTAAACGAGTTGCGTTCAGACACCAGATTGTGTTGATTTTTTGTTACCATTAGTTGCACCAACTTTGTTTTGCTTCACCGTGATACTCGCGGGCGTTGCCACTTTGAATTAACATAGTCGATAAACTCTTACCGTCAAGATAAACATCACCAAGAATTCGTCCACCATACTTATCCCATCCATGGATGGATACTTTAATAGACTTTGCAGCAGCAACTGCATCTTTAGTAAACTTACTAGCCTTTTGAGCTAACTCATCTTCCTTGTCGCATTTGTTGCGGGGTTTCTTTTCTGGAGTATCAACTCCATTGATACGTACGGATAGAAATGGTTTAAGTTCAGAAGGAAGAAATCCGACTTGAAACTTAACGGTGTCTCCGTCAAGTACCTTTTCGACTTTCCAGTCATATAGTTTTAATGGTACTTTATCTGCAGCAAATGCAATAGAGCACGATGAAAGCAACAGAATTGCTAATAGTTTATTCATTTAAAAGTCCTTTAATTGTTATAGTCATACGTTTTGTTTAGCCTTCACAAGCTAAACAAGTTTCTCCCTCTACGATAGATCTCATATCAATTTCTTTAATAATATCGCGTTCAACTTTTTTAGACACCTTATCTGCTTTACCAATCTTTTCTGAACGGCAATAATAAAGAGTCTTAAGTTTCTTTTTCCATGCAAGAAAGTGTACTGCATGGATATATTTAATGCTACTGTCTGGTCTAAAGAACACGTTAATAGATTGTGCCTGATCAATGTATTCTTGACGATCTGCGGCATGTTCAATAATCCAACGTTGGTCAATCTCCATTGAAGTCTTAAACACTTCTTTGGTGTTATCATCCATCCATGTTAGATGCTGAACAGAACCATCGTTTGCAATAATAGAAGACCAAATATCATTATAATCATTTGTTGATATGGTATCTCCATCACCAGCCAAATGTTTTTCAATAACTTTATTAAGCCAACGGTTCTTATTTAGGTGAGAACCCGAAAGAGTATCTTGACGATAAGCATTGGCACGATAAGGTTCAACAGAAGGACTGGTATTACCCATAAGAATGGAAGAAGAAGCATTGGGAGCAATAGCCATAAGATGACTAAAACGGTTACCAGTACCTTTAGCATCAGGTGCTTCACCTCTTTCCAATCCCAGTGCTTTGTTTGCTTCATCTAACTTACTCCGAATTGTTCTAAACATGCGCATGTTTAATGATTTTGCCACTACACCTTCCCATGCAATGTTGTTCTTTTGTAGTAATGCATGAAAGCCAAGGGCACCAATACCGATAGAGCGTTCAAGCTGAGCACTATATCTTGCTCTTTGTATGCTACTAGGAGCATTATCAATGAAATACTGTAGGACGTTATCAAGCATCTCAGCAACGTCCCGAAGAAAGGTTGGGTGATCTTTCCAATCATCGTAATACTCCAAGTTTAATGAAGATAAGCAGCATACCGCGGTGCGATCTTTGTTGGTGGGAAGAATGATCTCTGAACACAAATTAGACTGGTGTATCTTTAGACCTTTATCCTT